CATGTTAATAGCAGTGGCCGCGCCTGCTAGGTTAACAGTAGTTGCCGTCGCATTCCACAAGTTTTGTGTTGTTTGTGTACCTACAACAGTTGGGTTGTTGATTGTTACAGTACCTGTAGTAGCACCTACGTTAATCGCTGTAGCAGCACCTGCTAGGTTAACAGTTGTTGCTGTCGCATTCCACAAGTTCTGTGTAGTATTAACACCAACAATGGTTGGGTTACTGATAGTAACAGTGCCGGTTGAGGCACCCATGTTAATAGCAGTGGCAGCACCAGCAAAGTTTACTGTTGTAGCATTTGCGTTCCATAGTGTCTGTGTTGTTTGACTACCAACTACAGTTGGGTTATCAATCAACACTGTACCACTAGTAGCACCGATGTTGATTTGTGTTGCAGCACCGCCGAAGTTGATTGTAGTAGCATTAGCATCCCACAAGTTTTGTGTTGCTTGACTACCAACTACAGTTGGGTTATCGATCAACACTGTACCCGATGTAGCACCGATGTTGATTGCTGTTGCCGCGCCAGCAAAGTTCACCGTTGTTGCTGTTGTGTCCCACAAGTTCTGTGTCGTTTGTGTGCCGACTACTGTTGGGTTATTGATTGTTACTGTACCACTTGTAGCACCTACGTTAATCGCTGTTGCCGCTCCGGCAAAATTCATTGTAGTCGTAACTGCGTTGTACAAATTCTGAGTAGTTGTAGTCGCATCATTAACGATAGTACCGCTTCGTAATGTAAGAACACTACCGGCCTTGGCCATGTTTATAGTTGTAGCATCGCCTGCTAGATTTAACGTAGTGGTAGTAGTATTGAATAAGTTTAAGTTTACTTTATCACTTACTACAGTAGTTGCTCTCATGTTTACAGTAACACTATTGTTAGCAGTAGCGTTGGCAACTTTACCCATAGTTATTTGTGTAGCAGCATTAGCAATGTGTGCCTGTGTCACAGTATTACCAGCAAAGTATACGGTGGTAGTATTTCCGCCATCCCATAGATACTGTATACTATCAGTGCCAGTTATATTACTACTACGTAGTAATAAGTTTCCGCCACTTGAACCCATGTTAATATCCGTTGCCGCGCCACCGAAATTAACTGTAGTTGCGTTAGAATTCCATAGATTTTGTGTTGTTTGTGAAGTGTTGCCAACAATAGTAGAACTATAAAGATTCAACGTACTGTTACTATTACCCATGTTAATAGTATCAGCCGATCTAATAAAGTTTACTGTACGGGCATTAGCATCCCATAGATTTACTGTAACTCCTGAAGCACCACCAACAATAGTGTTTGCTAATAAGTTTACTGTACTGTTAGCATTACCAATATTGATAGTGTCTGCGGCACCAGCAAAGTTGATAGTCGTAGCATTAGCATTCCATAGATTTTGTGTTGTTTGACTACCAACGACGGTTGGGTTATTAATTAGTGCTGTGCCACTAGTCTGGCCCATTTTCAATGAACTTGCGGCTCCTGCGAAGTTAACTGTTGTAGCAGTTATGTTCCACAAGTTTTGAATTGGTTGTGTACCAACAACTACACCACTGCGAACAGTAGTAGTGCCTGTTGCTGTATTAGCACCCATAGTGATTGTATTAGCAGCGTTGAATGCTGTAACAGTATTTGGTCCAGTAATCGTGTAGTTGGTTAAACCAATACCTATATTAGTGCTGGAGAATAGATTGAGTACATCACTATCGGTTGCTACGTTTTGACTTCTAATCAATACATTAGTGCCCGTCGCATTAGCACCTATAACTGCGCCGTTGGCAATATTAGCCCAACCACTTACAGTTAGATTACCTGCAACATCGTTAGTTGCTGTTGATGTACTTGTAACTGAACCAGTTAATGTGATTGTGCCTCCACCAATTGTTGTTGAGTTACCGCTAGCATCATTAACTACAAGACTACCACCCGCACTTAAGGTAACGTTACTCTTTGGTGCGCCGTTTGAATATGTTGCTGACGCCGATAATGTTCCAGCTGGGTCTAAGGTTACTTGGGTATTACCACCAGTGGCACTTGTTTGTGTGCTAGTTACTTGACCGTTCGAATATACATTTACGAACGTAGCATTAGCTGTATCTGGAGATCCATTGCCGAAAATTGGTACATTAGCGCTGGTTATTAGGCCGTTACCATATAGCTTGACGCCAGTATTTGATGCTTGTGGCGAAGGTCCATCGAATAAACTAATAACACTCTGTCCTGATTCTGTGTACAGAGTATAGTTAGCGCCGTCCGGTGCTTTGAATAATAGAGTTGTGACATTGGCGCCGTTTGATATTGTATTAGCGACTGTAATCTTTGCACTAGTTGTACCCGCACTATTACTATTACCAATATAGATTGAGTTGCCACTTAAATACAAATCACGCCATCTAAAGTGATCACTACCTAAATCGTAGCCATTAACACCATCACTACCATCGATAGCTGGTATTAGATTACTGTTAATACGTTGAAGATAAACATTACCGTTTAACGCAATGTCACTGCGTTCATTGAAGTTAGTATTGCCGTTCTTATATTCTAAGTTAGCTGTGGCAGTTGTTGGTAGTGTGCCGTTTGCTACGTTAGATAGCACAGCAACATTACTGATGTTGTTTACATGGAATCTAATATTACCATTACCTGTAGCAAAGTTACCACCACTACTCAAGAAGTTGGCGGATGCGTTTGGCTCAACTTCAATCGAACTATTGTCATTCCGGAAATATCTAGCTTGTACGTTGCCATTACCAAATTTTACTCCGTACTGAGAAGCAAGATTTCCATTACCAGTTACTGTTGTTTCAGCAAGAGTCAAATTACCTATTAATAAATTACCATAATCTTTAAGAGTTACGTTATTACCACTACTTGCAGTTGTATATCCAACTGTTTCTAACATCTGACCCATCACAAAGTTATCAGATAGGTCAACTGTTGCTCCTGTGGCTTTAGTTGGTAAATACCCCATGAATTGCTTTAAGGTATTATCAGCATAGTTCATAACTAAACCACGATCTGAATTACCCAACAAACCAGTACCTAGACCCAATTCGATACTAGGATCACTAATCAGTAAAGTTTGAGTGTCGTTGAATACTACGTTACCTTGGACATCTAGTTTACCATGAACTATCGCATTACCATAAACAGTGAGTGCTGTTGTATAGTTAGCAGAGGTGGTCGTAGATAGACCCACTACAACAGCATTACTGGCATTTATTGAAGGTACTGCCAGATTACCAGCAACATAATCGTATGCTAGTTCAGAGTATGCCCCAAGCTGACCTTCTTTGTTGATTTGAATTTGTGTATTAGAACCGGCTGCGCTACCCTTACTGAAAGCAGTCAGAATTTCTGTGTTGTCCGGCACAGTATTTGCGCCTTCTTTTGCTTCATTGCCGATGAATAGACGCTTCTCGTCAGTTGCCCAGCCTAGTTCGCCAGGAGCAAGCTGAGGCAAATCTGCCAGATTGCCAGTTCTATTGAGGATTTTTGAGTATTGGGTAATTGCCATAGTTGTGAAAATAGGTTTATACTAGTATTTATCACAACTATGTTTTTGAGGTGTCAACCAAATTTAATGTAGTATTCCTCTACTCGCCGCCACCACCTGTTTCTAAAGTGCTCAAAATCACTACCCTCTAGTATAAATTCTAGGTACTCACTTGGTTCTAAAATATCAAATTTCTCATTGATTTTGGGCTTGACCGCCATGAGGATAACGCCCTTTTTGATGTTAGTGCCGTGAAGTTCGTTATGTGCTTCAGCATAAGCACATAGCTGTAGAAAGTAATCATCAATATACTCTCGTTTCTTAGGTTTATTAGATTGCTTAAAGTCTAAGATAGATTCTTGGTTGTTATGGACACCGCAACAGTCGGTAGTACCAGCATAGATAGATGGAAAATACAGTGGTACTTCTACTCCCCAAAACTCACTTACATTTTTCAATCCATTGTTGATAACATTTTCTGCCATGTGATGACTAGACCACCCGTAAGGATTAGTGCCTCTATCCTTCAACTCACCAGTTTTTACATATTCTTCCAGATATGAGTGCATTCTTGTGCCTCTATTTGCGGCCTCAGTAGTAATTGCTTGTGCTTTATCTTCGCCTACTGCTTTACGCCACTCCATGAGGGCTTTCTTCTTTTCTGGTGGTTCGGTAGCACTTAGAATTGTTGTTACTGAGGGGAGTTTAAGACCGTCGGGTGTTGCGTATCGTCTGCTACCGTCTACATTGATTCTGTTTAGGGAGACGTACTTGAATTTGGGTGTATACATATGATACTATTATACAGAAGCATGAGTAACAATTCAACCGCTTTGGGAAACAAAAAGGAGCTTATCGCTCCTTTTTTATTTTAGTGATTTCTCTTGTTTCTTGGCTGCTCGTTTTGCCATTTTGTCCATTGTTGATGATGTTTGATCTGGCTGAGTATTTGAACTATCAGAATCAGGATCACCTTTGAAGATAACATTGTCACCCTCAATGTTGGCAATAATATTACTCCATGGTTCTTTCTTGCTTACTTTGATTAATTCTTCATGGTTCATACGAACACCGTTGTCTCTAAGTGCTTTCAATAGAGCATCAACTTTGTATTCACCATTATAAGCAGTATCTTCGATTTCAGCTTTAACTCTACTAAGAGCCGCAACTGTTGCTACTCTTAATGGATTATTTTTTTCGAAGTCTGGTTCAAACTCGAACAGCTTCACGATTAGCGCATCTTTCTACCGGCATTGCCTAGTTCTTCTGGCTCTTCTTCTTCTGGCATTTCAGGTAGTTCGCCACCCATATCACCGCCCATATCACCACCACCGAGGTCGTCGCCCATGTCACCCATTCCTTCATCACCCATGCCTCCTAGTTCTTCGCCACCGAATTCTTCTTCGCCTTCGTCACCGAAACCTTCAGTTTCACCGGTGATAGAACCTAGTGCTTGAGTTAGGCCACCCTTAGCATCTGTTAGTGCTTGCTCTAGAGTTTGTAAAGCTTGCATAGCTGATTGCTCGTACTGATCGCCTTCGTTTGCGCCAACTTCATTCTTAACACCGGTAACAACAGCAGGTAGTTCTTCTACTTTTAGTTTACTGATTTGCTCAATCATTTTTTGAACAGTGTCAATCATATCTTGTGCAGCCAAAATAACCTGTGATTTCTGAACTTCTTCGTTCTCTAATACGATTTGCTGTTCTACTTTTAGGTCAGCGTAATGACTAGCTAGTGCTTGTTCCATCATTACTGCTTTTAAGTAACCAGGGTTACTGTGGCGTGTGTGATAGTCAGCACTCTTGCGTGTTTCAGCGATAAGGCCACGAACCTTAGTTAGCATATTTGCTGTTTGCTTGAGACCCATCTTATCAAAATCTAGGTTTAGTTCAAAATTCTCTTTTAGCGCTTTAGAGGCAATCTCTTTTTTGCTTTGAGTCATTTCATTCAATTTCATATTTTAGTCCTTGTTTGTTGGCACCGTTGTGCTAATATATAGTATTTATCAATCTCACTCAGAAATTGTTTTTGTTTGGCTATGTCATTCTGGAGTTTGCTGAAATTGATCAGATATTTTTCTGGGCCACCCTTTTTTTGTGCTTTCTTGTGTATCTCCAGCTCAACTTTAATCCCAGTTAGAAACATATCTATGTCTCGGACTCGTCTTGCCTCGGGTATCCTGTCATGGTGATAGAGAATAATCCAAACCAGAGCATTTTTTACTGACCCAAAGATTAACGGGGTGTCGTCCCCAGTTCTTACATACACTTCAGTTACTTCGTTATTGGTGGTTATTAGGTAGCTATTATATACGACTATTCCACGCCCTGTTCGAATCAAAACGCTTCCGCTTACCCTGGAATATGTGGAATTAACGACTGAGGCAAGCTCGGAGTATATGTCAGATATAGTTTTAGTCATGTGAAATCTCAAAATGAATGTTTTTCAATTCTGGGCTTGTGTTCAGATTCCCGCTTAGCGATGGCCATTCTTCTAGCTTGATAATCATAGGAACACCTCTACTATCATTGAACAGTCGTATCAATTCAATATTATCTTCCATGAAAACTTCAGGATTATCGACGGTAAACGTGAATGTCCAGCACGGAATTTTGCTTTTAGAGCGATAGCTTGTACCCCATATAGGGGATAGATGAACCATTGACTTCTCTGGATCTGAGTAGTTTTCTGGCTGAGCCCTCATTGATATAATTTGAAGTATCGTATCGAAATTTGCTTGTTGTCCTCTAGATTTTACAATATTTGAATCGCCAATATCGCTGTCTAGATTATTTCTCCTAGCATGGACATTGGTTCTAGTGATGTCAAAAAGGGTAGAACAAATTATTTTCACACTCTATTTAGAGACGAAAAAAAGCCCCGATAAAAATCAGGGCTTTTTAGGTTAGCTTACGCTATTCAGTGATTAAGCACCGAAAGTTGTAGCAACTACAGTAGCGCCACTCAAGTCGTAACCACCAACTGTGCCTAGAGCACGGATAGCAGTTTGTAGATCGGCAGCAGTTGTGCCACCAACTGGATATACAGCGTACTTACTACTACGAACTGTACTGACTGTTTGGTCAGCAGCGATCTGGTAAGTAGCAATAGTAGTTAGTTGCTGAATTGTTTTGTTTACAGACTCAATAGCACCGCCAGAAGCGAAGTTACTTTGTACTAGGTTAGCACCGAAGTCGATAGCGAAGTAGTCAAATGCTGGACCGTGTGGGTTGATGGTTGTACCGATTAGACCTGCGTCACCATTTGTTTTTAGAGCGTTGTTAGACATTTTTTAATCTCCTTAAATATGATAAAATGTGTGAAAGAACTTATCTTTCATGCATTTATTTATCTTTTTCTAAAAAAAGTGTGTGTTATGCTTCAGGATTCGTTCTTTTTAGCCCATTAATGAACTTGTTCTGGTCTCGGTTTTTGATAGCAATCAGTAGCTTCTTTTCCAGAATGGCTGCCTGCTCCGGAGTGAAATTGCGTTCAATAACCTCCATGAGGTGGATAGCCGAAGATATTATATTATTAGCCCGGTTCTCGATAATGTGCTTAGTATCACGATTTCGGCTAACGTCCTCTAGTTCTTCTAATAGACTACGGGTTTGTCTTTTCATAATAATATATTTATCTGTGGCTATTCAATATCTATCAGTTTCCGGAACGCTTGATGTTGGCCAGCATACTTGCCAACTTGTTGCTCTGAATCTCGGTCTTTGACTGCCGTATTTCACCGGTGTCGCCGTCAATTACCTCGCTGTCCATGGTAGGACTTTGGGGAACAACCGCCGGATTGAAGGTGGTTCCGGACTTGATTTTGTTCAGAATCCCACTGGTCATATTTGCTTGTGTAGATAATCCGTTAGATTCACCATCGTCAAAAATTCTGAGTGTTTCCATGTTAAAGTCAAGCTCAATATTCTGACCTACACCGCTGGAACTACGAGTTTTCATCAACTGGATCTGATACTTGCCTCTTTCCTTCATAGTTCTACTAGTAAAAATACCGAATACATTATCCGCGGTGTTAATCTTAGAAATACCACCAGAAATGTTAGCGTGACTAAATTCTGTTTCTTCTACAGCACTACGGTTCAACTGTGATGCTGTTACTAAGAGCACATTTAGTTCTTTACTCAAGTTACGGATTTCTTCAGATACATACTTGTCCTTGATGAACAAGTCGCTTGGAGATACTTTTGCTGATACAGGCATTAGTAAGTCAAGATAGTCAATACACAAGAAGTCAATTTTTACTCCGGTCTCTACCTGTAGTGTTTTGATATAGGCTCTGATATCATTTACATTGCTCTGAGCAGGCATATACTTGATATAAAATTTGCCTGACTTTTTAGATTTGATCTTGACCTTCATTTCAACATCATCAATCTGCTTGAATACGTCTTTTGTGCCTATACCCGTCATCATAGAGTCAATACGCCAGGCACACAATTCCTCACTCAATTCAAGTGAGATGTAAACACCGTTCAATCCCATTTCTGTCCAATTGACTGCTAAGTTTTGCATGAATAGGGATTTACCGCTACCAGAACCGCCAGCAAAGATTTGTAGTTCGCCTCGATTGAAACCGCCATATAATTTTTGGTCAAGACATGGCCAGCCGGTTGAGATTTGACCATTGTTATTCTTGATTTTCATCAATCGCCCCATAGGATCATTGAAGTAATCAGTACCCATGTCTTTGTTCAAACTAATCTGAACTGCGTCTTTGATTAGCTTCTCTACTGGATCAAAATCACCCTTCTCTAACAGAGATGCTGATTTTAAAATAGCTCTTTCTAATTCCTGTCTACGAGTGAATCCTTCGAACTCGTCTAAGAACCAATCAACATCAGATGTTTGTAGGCCGCCAGGGATAGGTTCAACCGCAACGCCAGTTGTTGCTTTAATTTGTTCTCCTGTAGGGATAGCAGTATACTTCTCGCTAAATCCCTTCATGAATTCTACAGTTTCTCTTAGGCTCTTATCAAAGTTTTCACTGTGTAGTATGTTACCAACTCTAGTAAACAAACTAGCATCAGTTATCATCATTCTTAAAAATAATTCTTGTACTTCCCGTGAATAGTCTTTTGGTTGTGCTTTACTCATTGATATTTTCTTCTTTTCATTTCAATTATAATTTTACTAGAGGTCGCTGCCTCTAAAATGCTCAATGTGGTTGCTAATCGTCCATACTTCTTAACAGCATCATTGACATCTTTTACCTCCGAACTCCATTCAGGGATACTCACTTTGTAACCTAAATCTAGTGCCCTTGAACACACTGACATACCTGCCTTATCTCTATCTGGAATAACAATGATTGTTCTGCGTAATTTTTTCAATACTAATGATTGCTCGTCGTTTATAGTGCTACCCAGATAAGCGCATCCACCTATTGCTATGGCGTCAAATTGACCTTCGACTAAGAAGCATACTTGCCAGTCATCTTGTTGAGCGTCCATATTAAATATGTATCCTCTCTGTTGTTCGGACAGATACTTAGGGTGTTGATTGTCGTAAAATCTACGAGTATATCCTACAATTCTTTTATTGTAGAAGTAAGGAATCAAAATAGATTCCTGTTCTCGCGGCGATGCTAGAGGGCTTACATAGAAAGGATAACTATCGACCGATAAGCCTCTACTCTCTACATACTTGATATGTTTTTCGTGGAGAGGATTGTTAGGATCTAGTAACTCACTATGTTGAGGTAGGTCTTTAGTGTGGAATGATACAATGATGGGTCGATAATCATCAACTTCGTCAAGTGATCTATTAGTGAAGTTTTGAAAACTCAAGCGTTCGATTTGCATTTTATCGATGCCGCACCAGTCAAGTAACTTCTTTACGTTTGATGAATATTGTTTACCCGCCGCAGTGCCTGCTTTGAAGCCGCAGTTAAAACAACTGTATGTCCAGTGTTCATCGCTATGAATGATAACACCAGCTCTATTACGTTTATCTGGCTTATGACCTCTGTGAGAGCAACACACACCATTAAATGCGTACCATCCACTGGTAGTGGCTCTTTTCTTGCCCGGAATTACATTGAGTATATCTAACATATACTCATTATATATGATTGTAATGAAAAATACAATTAACTTTGGAGTTATCTTACCAAAATTCCAGTAACATCACCACCCAAATAAGAACTAGTATTAGCAATATTTGCCCACGGACTGGCACCTGGTGTACCCACATTCGTAATAGACAAGCGAATGAATGGATGATAGCCATCAACGTTGATTCCTACAGTACCAGTGTAACCAATGCTATTAGATGTTGTTGAGTCTGTTACAGCATATTCGACGGGACTAGTAATGTTGTATGGAACAGAAAAGTCACTAACGGTACTACCTTCAATTTTAGTATTACCCGTAAAGTTAGTGTATGTAATCTGTACAGAAAAATTTTCTCTGCCTTGAGTGTCAAATATACCACTAGTGTATGTTACGCTATTAGCAAGACCAGATCCTGGTGGCCAAGCATGTGTACCAGTACTCAACGCGGTACTAGGTTTAAAATCAGGCAGTGCTGAATTAACTACATTTAATATTCCTCTACTTCCGCCTCTGGCATCAACATATGCTGATGTTTTTCCTAGTGAGTTGTTTACAACTTGAATACTATAAACACATCGTTCCACGGGAAGAGAATCTGTTTCAGAGGAGGTAATACCAAGACTCATAATACCAGTAACTGGTAGTACAGCGGTGAGTTGTTTTTCAAGTAAGATCGTAGAACCAGTAGAATCCATAACTGTTGCGATAACTGTTGTGTTTGATAAATTTACTGGTTTTTGGTCTTGATTGATAAAGACGAATTCTAGTAGGTTGTCCGTGCCTCTAGTCACTATAAGTTCTTTGGTGTACACTGTTTGATATCCTCTGGTGGCAATGGCAGCGGCGGCAGAACTCAATACTACGGATTGACGCTGAGTATAGTAGTAAATTTGAGTCTGTGCTGTCATGTTAATGGTTCCTTTTCTTATTTATCAGTTTCCAAATGCTAAATAAAACAGTGAAAAAATATATCAATGTCTAACGAATTCTTTCAAAAATTATCAGAGAGTCATCCATTCATAACTGTTTGTTCGTATAGTGGACAAGAGTTCGTTGGTATTATTCAAAACAGAGATGATGCCATTACGACATTCTATGACTATGGCACCATTGCTCTTCCAGAACTAAGAGAGCAATTTTTGACATTGGCAGAAATATGGTGGTGGGAGAGTAATCGAATGATTCCCATACATTTATTTTTACGAGAAGAATGGTCTCCATTCAAGCAATACTTGAAAACATTCAATAACAAAGGCTTAGAAATTCTACACGGGCCCGTTACAAGTATGAATGATCTAACAAAGAAGCGTATCAAGCGCAGGTCTATTACACTAGTGAAACGAATTCTGTAGGCATTTCCTCATACAGATTTATATTAACAGCTACTAATTGTGCATATGCGATAGCGTGTGCTTTTCTAAAAGTATAGCCAGCTTGTTCATCACGAGACCAGATTGTCTCAGCTACCTCTTTCCATGTTTTACCTATCAAATGTCTTTTGCCAGGTCTTATAACTGCTATAAACATTGCCATTCTTGGAATACTATCTATTGGCTCAGGCATACGGCGCATTGTTTCATAATGTCTATTGATATGTATAATTTTTTCTGTAATTGTTCTATCGGTGATAAGACTCCAATCCGGCTCTCTCATCAATTCGATTAGATGAGATTCATTTCTAACGTGGCGATATACGCCAACATTTAATAAGTCTAACTTAACATAGCCGCGATCTTCCGATTCTTTGTGGTCAATGGCAGATAAGTTGTTTACATAATCGATTGGAATATCAGTTACATGTATGCCTGTATTGTGTTTCTTTACCTGTTTGCCTTCTCTGATACTAGAAGGAATATATTTTATTAGGGAAAGAATTTGTTCTCTGTCGGCACAATCAATATCAATATCACTATTAAATTTCATAGCTTAGCTGCTTTCAATAACGTCTTTACTTCGGCTACTTCATCGCCATGGCGTTTGAATTTAATATTCCACAAATCTGGGTTAATGTATTCGAATATCATACTGATCTGATCCTGATTTAGTCCGCTCATAAAAAGTTGGCCACCATCACTGTTGTATAGTACCCATGGACTAATGTGTCCATTAACAATCATATGACATATTTTATTTGAGTGGATCAATCTGAACACATCTGATAATTGTATGTTTTGTTCTTCTGCTATTTTAAGCATATGCTCTATCGTTCGTTTCACGGCATCCATATGATTCTCTATTCTAACATATTCAATTAAGTATCTGTTATAAATTCTATCACTACACCAGTTATCAAGTGGTGTACCATCTTTGAGTAACCACTCAACATAATTCAGTGGGTTGATTACCCCAACATTGACACAGTATGTTCCGAATTTAGTAAAGCCACCATAGTATGCGCTACCAATAAAGTCTTTAATTTCTTTTTTCTTGCTAGTTGGTTGAAACTGAATATAAAACTGTCTCCAAGCACTATATGCTATTCTATTAGCGGGGTTATCACGCTCCGTCCATCTACGCTTTTGTTCGCATAGATGCGTGAATAGCGTAGATTCTCTAACGAAACTACGCCCGCAATGTTCGCACTTGTGTGTATTAGTTGCCACATTCTTTTTCATATTGATCTAGGTCTTCTGATGTTATTATTTTACTCAAGGTTTTAATATCATCAATTTTCATATCAGGATATAACTGACTCAATCGTTGCTGGTGATTTTGTTCTTCTACATATGCGTCAGTGATCAAGGCTATATCTTCCTTTGATGCGCCTTTGTAAACTTTCTCAAAATATTCACGGGCATCT